GACCTGCCGGTCGTCTTCCGCCGCAACGACCGTGTCGACGAGGCGATGCAGGAACACCTGCGGTCCCCTTGGTTCGGAAACTTCATCCTCGACATCCTCGACGCGAAGCTGTGGGGGTTCTCGCTCTTCCAATTCCGGCGCGACGGCGAATGGATCGACTACGACCTGATTCCACGCAAACACGTAGATCCCGTACGGCGTTTGATTGTCAGGCGCGAACAGGACATCACAGGCGACAGTTGGGACGAATATGCGGATCTGCTTTTCGTCGGGAAACCCCGCGATCTGGGATTGCTGGCGCAGGTGATGCCTTATGCCATTTACAAGCGCAACTGCCTGGGGTATTTTGCTCAGTACACGGAACTGTTCGGGCAACCTCTGCGGGAAGGGACGTACGACATATACAACGACGAGGCGCGCCGGGCCATGCTCCGCGACCTGACGGCGATGGGCGCCAGCGGAATATTCCTACATCCCGAAGGCACTGAGCTCAAGCTGCACGAGGCATCCCAAAAATCCGGAAGTGCTCAGCTCTACGAGACCCTGCTGGACTACTGCGACAACGCAGAGAGCAAGGCTCTGCTGGGAAACACCCTCACCACGCAAACCGACGACACCGGGACGCAGGCACTCGGAACCGTACACAAGAACGCCGAAGAGGCCATAAACCACATGGACCGACTCTACGTGCTGAACGTGCTGAATTACGACATGACGGAGATTTTCGCCGCGATGGGCATCGACATCGCAGGAGGAAGATTCGAATACGAACAGCCCAAGAACATTGACCTGACGGCACGAATCGGTATCGACCGTACACTACAGGCCATGGGGTTGCCCATCGGAGACGACTATCTCTACGAAACCTACGGCGTGGAACGCCCGGCCGACTATGCCGAGATGAAGGCACGAATGTCGCAAAACCGCGCCACGGAAGTCATAGAGGCTGCCGGAGCATTTCCGCAAAACCGCATGATACCGGGATTCTGGAGCCGCATGCGCGATTTTTTCGGCTCCGCCCCCGACCGCGATGCGGGGGCTTCAGGGTGGTAATGGAAAGTCTGTACGGAAATGCGGCCGCGAAAACTGCGGAATCTTTCGACTCGACGGTTCTGATGCGGATGCTCCGCGACATCTACGAAAAGAAATTCGATCCCCGAACGGAGATCAATCGCGAAATGTTCGAAGAGGTATGGGACGAATTCAACCGCGCCGTAACGGACGGATACGGCAAACCTGCCCATGCGGAACCGGGATTCGACTTCTACCAGGCACTGCGCCGCAGCAATGCCGTGTTCTCTGCTTTCAAGGTGCACCGCATGCAGAACGATATGGCAGCGCAACTGCTCGATGCCGACGGAAAGCTGAAATCATTCGAGACGTGGCGTCGGGACATCGCACCGATCGCCGACCATCAAGTAGGAAGCTGGCTCCGCACCGAGTACGACACGGCCGTGACGCGGGCGCATCTTGCGGCTGACTGGCAACAATTCGAAACCGAAGCCGACCTGTTCCCGAATCTGGAGTGGCTCCCGAGTACCAGCGCGGAGCCGCGACTCGAACACATGGCCTTCTACGGTCTGATTCTGCCGATACACCACCCATTCTGGCGGGAATATTTCCCCGGGAATGTCTGGGGATGCAAATGCGGTATCCAGTCGACCGATGCCCCGAGAACCCCCGAAGAGCGGATTCCTGTCGCATTGTCCGGAAGCGGCGCCGCTCCCGGGCTCGACGAAAATCCGGTCTATACGGGCGAGATCTTCAGCGGCACGCACCCGTACTACACCGAAGCATTGAAAGGCGCCCGAAAAGCCGCGGAAGTACTCCTCGACGAGATATTCCCCGATTATGCCGATGTGAAGGTCGTGCCCCGACACACCGAAGAGTATACAGCACGCGTGAAGGAGCTGCGGAGGTTGGCCGGCCCGCTCCGGGAAAAGCCGCTGACGAATTCCGAATTCGGACGTTCGATCGAAGTGACTATGCGTGGCATCAAGGAATATCTGAACCAGCCGCATGCGCACTATGCGCACAAGAACGAACTGCTGTTGAACATGCGGGAGGTCATGCGGCGGGCCAGATACATGGGGGCCGTGCCGAATTTCAAAGAGGTGCCCGGTCTGAAACGTTCGCATATCTTCGAGATCCGGATTTTGGGAGACAGGAGTTGGATCGTCGTGCGCGAGACCACGGACGGACAGATTCTGTTTTACAGCATATCGGACTCCCCGAGGATTCTGGAGGGTGTGAAAAAGTGACGACCCCGAAACCATTCTCGCGGAACTACAATCCGCGCCGCAGGTCTCGAGGCCGTCGTTACAATACAAAAATAAGATGTTTTTCGACGGATTCCAAATAATTTTTCGAAATCCGTTCAAAGAGCGATAAAATGACGATAGAACAACTCCGAAAAGAACTCAGACAGTTCCAAACCGCGGCTCGAAAGCTCCTGCGCGACGAAATGCCCCCAATTATCGGGCGGCTGGCCGTGAATCACTACCGGGAGAATTTCCGGAAGGGCGGGTTCGTTGACAGTGCACTCGAACCGTGGCCCGTCACTCGGCGACAACAGTCGGGAGGGAAATTCGCGGCACAACGCTATGGGCCATTGTTGAGCAGCCGCAGCCTCTTGATGAAATCGACCCGCTACGAGACGTCCGCCTTCCGGACCCGCGTGTTCAATGACGTGGACTACGCCTCCATCCACAACAGCGGAGGCGTGACGCATCCGACCGTTACGCCGAAAATGCGGCGCTTTGCGTGGTACCGGTATTTCGTGGCCGGGGGCGGCAAGACGAAAGCGCCAGACCGGACCGAGGCGAACGAAACGGCGGAAATGTGGAAAAGACTTGCGCTGACGAAGAAAACGAAGCTGACGGTGCGCATTCCCAAACGGCAGTTCATCGGGCCGAGTGCCGCACTTACCCGTCAGATACTCCACAAAGGAGAAGAGAAACTTCTTAAAATCACACCGAAATGGATGAAGTATTGACCGAACTGATCGCACGCTTGGGGCAGAAAGTTCCCGAGCTGCGCTTGATCGACGAGGATTACGGACAGCTCGAACCGAATTCCGACGACCAATATCCCGTGGTATTCCCCTGCGTGCTGTTAAGTGCCGTAGGAGTAGAATGGGCCGATATGGGGATACCGGGACCGAACGTGCAGCGCGGAACGGCCGAGATCACCGTACGGCTGGCCATCGACTGCTACGACGACACACACGCCGGGTCGGGAACCACCGACCGGATCGCCGCCCGGGCGCAACTGAACCGTCGCGTGGTGAAGGCTCTGCACGGGTACCGCCCCAAAGGCTCCATCGGCCCGATGTTGCGGGTACGCAGCGACAGCTCCACGACGGTCTATAACTGGAAGATTTACGAAACGACGTTCCGATGGACAGCGAAGGACAACCTCGGAAAACCCGAATGACGACTATTCGCCGGCGAAGAGCGCCAACTGGGCCGCCGTGATGCGCGGCTTGCGGACCTTCGGGACGGGCTGCACCTTCAGTTCCCGGCATTCGCGGCACGCCTGGCGAATGATCGCCATGATGCGCTCCTCGGAGAGGAAGAACTCCTGCTCCGAGAGGATTTTCAGCGCGTCGTCGAAGCGCAGGCGCTGCAATTCCGTCCAATAGTAATACCGGCGGATCAGCGCCGCATTGCGCTGCTCGATCAAGTGTTTGTTACGACCGCGGGGCATGGCTTCGAAATCAAAGTATCCTCCCTGCAAAGATACGATTTTTGTATCTTTATTTTTCGAATATATTCAGTTATTTAACAAAAACCGCCGGATTTGATCCGGCGGTTCAGCAATTTATCGGGAATGGCTTAATGTTCGGTCATCCTGCGGGCCGTTTCCCATGAAGGCATCATGTCCCCGAGCAACTGCGGAAGGTAGGCGAAGCCGTCCTCCGGGCAGTTGTTCTGATCGACGAGGCTGATCAGGTAGCTGATCTCCTCATGCAGCTTCATCCAGCTTTCGACGGGATTGCCGCCGGTATGCACTTCGATTACATAGCTGTCATGCTCAAAGCGTACCATCCGAACCTCCTTTCTCGACAGTCAGTCGTACGGGCTGCGCCTCGCGCAGCAGTTTGCGGAAATCGGACATAAACGCCTCACGGCGCTCTTCGTGGCGTACCTGCATGATCTCGGCGTAAAGCCGGAACAGCTCGCCCTCGGTGACCATATAACGTTTGCGGATTTTATTGTGTCCCATGATGATTTACTTGTTTGAAGGTTCAACGGTCGGATCGGTGTTTGCGGGCATTCTGATTTCCCAAAGAACCTCCGCTCCCGCGGTTGAAATGCACCGCAGGAAGCCGCAGCGGCGCGGGTAGCGTCGCAGATTCGCTCGTGAGCAGTTGCGCCATCTCGCGCGGAGAGCAGTACAGACGATCCGCTTCCCGGTTGGCCTGTGCCCGCTTGTAAAGAGCCATCAGGATTCTGCTGCTCTTCTGTCCGCCGTTCAGAACGCGGCTTACGGTCTGACGCGATACCCCCAATTCCAAAGCGACGGCGATCTGGTCCCCTTGGTGAAGACTCTCGCCGATAAGCCACAGCAGGTGGAGAATATCCGCCGTGATCTGTTCCCCACGACGGGGATAACGTATTGATTCCCGTTTCCGGACCGATGGCAATTCGTAACGTCCCGTTCGGCGAAGAGTCGGCAAGACCTCTGAGGTCACCCATTTGCGGATGGCTGCGGCCTGTGGTTTACGAGATAAAAAGATGAGATGGTAAAACCCACTTTCATTTACCAGATTAACAATTCGTTGCTGACCTGCCCTATTTATTGGATAGGTCAGCTTTTCATCATCATCAAGTGATTTCAGCCGGTCTGTTGGATTGGAAAGGTCGAGTAATTTACATACTTCGACGGCAATAAAATAGGGATTGTTGTCGATTACCACTGGTGACAGCGTAATATCGCTGTCATTCCAGACAACCGGTTTACAGTACGTAACTGCGTCTGCATTCTTATTGGTAAGCATAGAATAAGAATTTACAATAAAGAGAACGCCCCCGTAGATGTGCTTACCACATATACGCAGGGCGTGAATGCTGGCCGGTCGTTTCCTCCCGACCCATCATAGGGGCGTTCCTTTATCGAGTCAAAATCGTTTTTTTGATCTTTGCCCTCGATTGTATATGTAGTAAGCAAGGGCAAATATAGAAACAAATTTCAAATCGAGCAACTGCCGTTCAAATTATTATTGTTTTTCGAATACCATACCGCGTTCATCCGTCATTTTATCTCCGTTTACGGATAATTGCATGGTTGCAGTTTCTCCATCCATAGAAACTTTACACGTTACCGTTGGCGGAACATAGCTATACGTTCCTACGGCTTCTCCTTGATCCGTCGTCGTTGATCCGCTTTTTTCCAGATAAACATAAACGCATTTACCATTACGTTGGAACTCAATGGCTTCAATCCATAGCAAACCGTTCGATTTTTCCTGATGAACCCAAAATGTTCCTTCAAGCAATTCATTTTGTACGTTGTCCTCATTGTCATCCGAACAACCTACGGTCGAAATGGCAATCATGGCCAGGAATAAGAAGAAAATCTTTTTCATAATGAATTTAAGTTTTGGTTATACAGGGCAAAGTTATGAAATTCCCCCCCCCAACAAATCTTTCGTGATTTTTGTTCCCGGCGGCGGAATCGAACCGCCGCAGAAAACCGTTCGGGATTATTCCATTGCGGCCATGGAAAGTGGGAGCGTCTGTTTTACGCCCTTCTCGTCCTTATATGATACGGAGATGAACTGACAGGTGTCCACGGGTCGGTATGCGCTTTGGATGATGTCTGTGGCTTCGATAAGTTGGGGATACCCCGATCTGCGGGCAATCTCACGCAACTGGAGTACTCGGCTGGCCTTGAGGTTTCCCTTGCGGTCCTTCGCCAGCAGGTTCATCACCATCTCGGTCAGGGCTGCCGAGTCGGCATCCTTTGCCAGCGAGCGGATGAACTCCTTGACCTTTGCTACGCCTACCTCTACCGTATCGTCCCAGCCGTCATTGGTCCGGTTGCCCAAAGCGATGGTCAGCCGACCGTCGGAAGTGGTGAACTGGTCGCTGTGACGGTCGGATTTGGTCCGGAACAAATCCTCCTTGAGCCGGATGAGCAACTCGGCATCGGCAAACACTTCGTCCTTGAGACGCCGCATTTCCTCGCTCAGTGTCTGTAGCCGAAAGAACTTCGTACGGCAGAACTCATCCACGGCGGACTTATAGGCTGCGATGTCGTCTTCGCGTTTCTGTTTCTCGGCACGCTCTTCGGCCTCAAGCTGCGCCTTCAGTTCGGCGCGCTGCGCTGCTGTCATTTTCGAGATGTCCATATTACAAGGTTATGTTTATTTTCGTCATACACTCACCGTCACAAATTATCCCCATGAAACTCACGCGTCCATGGGTTCCGATCTGCCCGCTGATTTTATCCAGGGGCAAATTGTTTTCATGTGCGAATGCACGGATCAGACTGTCGATCGTTTTTTCGAGTTGCATTTTGGCCTCGACGAGGGTTTCTACTGTATTTTCCATAATTTTATTGATATAAAGGGTTTAGGTGTTTGGTTGATTCTGTCGCCGATTGTCGGGCGGCCTGCGATGCTTTCCATAATACCGAATCCCGGTGTGTTTTAGGAATCCAGTGCGGATATGAATCGGGTAGCGGATCATGGACGTAGATTCGCCTTTCGACAATTACCGGAGTTCTCCGACACGAGCAGCACCCGACTGTCAGCAGACAGCATAAGAAAAAGATTGTTTTCATCGTTTTTTCGAGGTTTTGCGAGAATCTCGCTATTTTTCAAATTCCACTGTGCAAAATTTGCACTTTCCTGTCTTTCTGAACAGTTCGAACCAACGCCCGAACAGACACACGTCCCAATATCGCCGACGCCTCACAATACGCCGTCCTACGCAACACACGCATTCCTCTCTGCTTACTCTGAATATTGCCATATCCCGTCATTTAACCAATTCGAACTCGTATGCCACGACCCACGGATTCGATGCCCACGTTCCTCGGCCGGATACCTTGTCGATAAGCGCGGCAAAGGCTTCGCGGGGAGTATCTTTTAAAATGTCTCCTACTACAAAGTGGGTTGGATGTATTGGTAAATTTTTTGGAAAGTTCGGCGTAAATTGCCTGATCCCTTCCCGTAAACACTCCTCGTTCGAAATATCCTGTAACCGCTCGCACTTGATTCCGGTGATGCGTATTTGGAAGGGCATCAAATCTGCTCGGACAAACATTTTATTTCTCCATCCCGGTGCTCTATCCATCCCATCTACCGGAGCGTCACATTCTGGCGAGACCACACAATAATACCTCTGCGCCACGGCCACGATCTCGCCGACCTTGTAGTAGGCGGACTTCAGATATTCTTCTTGTTCACTTCCGTGAGGCTCATCGTGTATTACCGCCAACGCACGACGCAACCTCGTCTTAGTAGGGACTATCCGTCTCGTCATGGTCTTTCGACCTTCGATCACCGCCTGCGTCAAGTAGTAGCGATCGTTGAATAAGATCTTCTTCATTCCTCGTTCAGTTTTTGGATAAATAGTTTAAAATCCTCACATTGCTTAGGATCGCATTTCCTATTGGCTTCTCCGCAACCGTCTTGATATTTGCAGGACGATTTGAAGGCGTCAATCGCTTTTGCCCGCATCCGCTCCTCGGCCTCCTGCTCGGCTAATTCGACAGCCCTCTTAGCTTCTCTCAGTTTCAAGTCGCATTCTTCCGGACAATCGGGATACATTGGCGCTATCGGCGCTACGACTTTCAACAAATACTGTTTTGCCCTTTCGCTTTTCATCTCTCACCTCCTTTCAGCAATTCGGGGTTGTCGTGGATGTTGCCGATAATTTTTACGGCCGGTTCTCGTCCAACGTAGGATATACAGCCTTGAGGAGAACGCCCGATATATCGGGCATTCTCGTTATCCCACATTACAACATCCACCCCTCCAAAATATCCTGCTTGAAATATGTCCCCCTCGTATATTTCCCGGGAATTAGTGTCATTCAGCCCCGTGTACTGGCCGACGGTGGCAGGATCGACAGGATAGGCCGTATTCACATTATCCGAATTGAGGATATGCCATTCTTCCCACATTTTGACCAACTGGCCGATTACCCATTCCCCATTGTCGATGCGCTTGCCTCGGAATTTAATTGTTCTCATTGTTAGTTCTGTTCTTTATAATTACATATTGCTACAAGTTCATTTATATATGTTGTAAAGTATTCTAAATAAATACATTTGTGACATTCATCCAATGTGACATATCTCCTCTGCCGCAGACATTCGACGACAGATATAATCTTCCGGCGTTTATGTTTGGAATCCGCCTTTCTCCGCGTATCCTCTTGCTCTTTACGTATCTCCAACAAATTAATATTTATCATATCTCATAGTTTCTTTGTTTTATATGTTCAGCTTATAATTGTTTGATATAACCCATTCTATCGCCTTCACACAAGATTTGACGAGTGAATTTTCTACAAATAAAACTGTCTGTAAATTGTCATAACCGTCTCGCCCTTCATAATAGATAAATTTGTGGCTATTTTTAATCTCCTCTATGTTAATATGTAAATCGCCGCAAGTGATCGGTAATATGGCGATCAGGTCCGCGATCGTGAAGGCGGGGATTAGCTCTTCCTTGATTATAGTATAAGCTTTATGCTTCATGCAAAGATCATAAACGCCTGTATGTATGAATTGTCTGGTTGCAGAATCAAATCTATAATTTGGATCCCACACCATGCTGGCCTTATGCGCCGGCACGCCCAGTTCGATCAATCGCTTCGACTGCTCAATGCTTGTAACTTGCTCTTTCATCCCTTATAGTTTTTAAATTCTACACTCTTGAAAATTGCCTTATGATTGCACCATCTGGCCAATCGCTTCTGCTCTTTTGTCGGTTCGATGTTATTGTCGAAATCCCTGTATGGTTGCGCGAACGGAATTACTCCCAATTTCCGCAAGGCGTCGATACGTTCCAATGCGTCGCCTACATCTTGAATCAAACAGTAAACAAAGATTTTATAAGGCTTAACACCTCGATGCCCCAATTCCTCCACACACTTTACCACCGATTCCAACTGCGACATCCTATCACAAGCAAATCGCATCTGACTTATCCATTTCACCCGCGCTAATAGATCGAGAACGTAGGCGTCGTCACACGCTTTTCGTGCGTCGAGCCCTTGATTGAAATCGACAGCTATTCCCATTCTGACAATATCTTCGATCTGTTCCAGTCCAAAGCCCGAAGCCAGCACATTGTTGTCGAGCAAAACAGCCCGGCGTTTATTGCCGATGAACTCCCGTAGCGGTGATGCCGGACGAATGCTTCCTTCCTTGTGCGGAACTATGCACCACGGACAGCGGTTTGGGCAACCTCGGGTAAGAAACCCGTATGCTTCCTCTACTCCGTAGAGCGAATAGTCAGGGCAAATATGCTCTACCTCCTCGGGTAGTGTCGTTGTATAATCCCGGAATCCCGTACCTCCCCGAATCACCTCGCAATGATATATATCCGAACACTCCGGCGTGAAGGTAAAGACTTTCGACATGTACACACGATCGTAGCAGCCAAACATCGGATTGGCGAACTCTACCGAATCACCTTGTGATTTATGCCATGCCGACAGTTTCATCAGCGCAAGGTTTGGAAAATGATGCCCGTCTATGTCTACCAAGCCTATTCTCATTGTTTCTCGTATTCTTCGATCGTCTTGAATATCTGATACGCCACTTGGGGAACTATCGCGTTACCTGGGGCGTGAAACGAGTGCTTTATTTTTTCGGTTCGAGTTCCAACCAATCCGGAGGGAATCCCATAATCATCAAGGCAAATTGGTAGTTCATCTTCCCACGGAATCCCAATCTTGAAAGTTGCTCCGGCAAGCACCCGGCAGACCGTTCTAACCGGCGAGAGTACATTGGAGAAGAAAGATTCGCCCTCAGGTAATCGGATGCTACCGGAGTAAGAAACCATGTAAAGCCTCGGCCTCCGGTGCGGGGAACCGACTTCTGACGCACTTGTAACTCTCCATTCTGAAAAATACCCCATTGAGGCCAGTCTATTGAGGATAAACAAGAAGTCTCGTCCTCCGTTTGTTCGGAGTAGGTTTGAGACGTTTTCGGAAACAACAAACTTTGGCTTGATCTCTCCGATTGCCCGAAACATTTCAACGACCAACCCGGTTCTGCTTCCGTTGATTCCTCGCTGTCCTCCTCCATGTCTTTTAGCGAGGCTTGCATCCTGGCACGGAAATCCGCCGGTGAGCACGTCGATTTTTCCTCGCCAAACGGTAAAGTCTGTTGTCTTGATGTCTTCATATTGTTCTGCATAGGGGAAATGATATTTCAGCACTTTGCAGCAAAACGGATCTATTTCGCAGTTGAAGGCGTTCGTCCAACCCGCCCATTCGGCCGCCAGATCGAAGCCGCCGATGCCGCTGAAAATAGATGCGTGGGTCATCGTCAAAATAGTTTCTGTTGTGCCTGATACCATTGAAGCCTCCGTTTGGCTCCCTCGTAATAATCTTTGTCGAGTTCTATGCCCGTCATTTCGAATCCAAGATCGTCGCAGGCTATACATATCGAACCGCTGCCCAGATGCGTATCGAGAATCTTGTCGCCCGGTTCGGCATAGTTCGACAGCAGCCATTTATAGAGCGCTACGGGCTTCTGGGTGGGATGGATTCGACGCTCATTCATCATTTTATTTCCTTGCTGGATGCGCCCTTCGGAGATAGATTTTCCTTGACACATTCCGTTCCACATGAATGCAAACAGGCGAACCGAATCAATCAAACTGCAGTAGGCTATTTCGCAATCCGAAAAAGAGCTCTTCCCATTGACTTTATCCCATACGATGCGGCCGGGGCCGAAGGGATAACAGAAATAATTGCATCCCCAAATGATCTGGTTTTTCGATACACGCCGCAATTCCATGAAATAGTCTTTGTCGGGAACCGTCCAATGTTTTTCCTCGTAAACCGGTCGTTTTACTCCTATCGAGGATTTAGAAGTTCCATAATAACCCAATTTATCAGGACCATCGAAATAGGGCGGATCGACAATCGCCAGATCGAACGATCGGTCTGGAAACTCTCGCAGGAGATTCATACAATCAGCGTTGTGCAGTGTAATATTTCCTAATTTGTCCATCTCTTAAAATTCGATCTTCGGATTACGGCACTTCAGGTCATCTTCTTGGTTAACTTGGTATCTGATCTGTGCGAATAATTATCGGGATCATTGCTTTTCTGGGACGTGAGTACTCTTTACGGCCCATAGCTTCGAGTTTAGGAATCATCAATTCCAATTCTGAGAGCGAAAGACGGGCGAATTCTTTTCCGGCAATGCGATTGCTCAAACAGAATGTGTCAACAATGTCCCAGTCCGATGTGTCGATTCCAAGCCGCTGCATCCGGTGCAATACGGCAGACCTCAAACGCTTCCGTTCACGGTGGAATTCTTCGCTGCTCATCCCGGGATGTTCGAGTTCCGCTTCGATCGTTCGGCACATAGCCTCGTATTCCGCTGTCCGCATATCGCGCAGAGAGGTCGTCCGGCCTTCTGTAAACCGTGCGACAAGAGTTTCTTTGATCTGGTTCCGATCTCCCGGCATTCGGTTCAGAAGAGCGTAAAACCGGGCGTAACTGGTCGGTTTGCGTTTCATGGGACTATTGTTTTGTGAGATCTTCTATTCCTGCATGGGCTTCGAATGTCTCGGCCAGGAATATCCGCATCCGTCGTTGTCTGGCAATCAGATATTCGAGGGTAGCACCCTCGCTCTGCTGCCATCCGGGGAGCATATAGATAGCATCGCACCGGAGCAGCATGGCGATATCATGCCCCATCTGATCCTCCCATTCCGTGTCGGCTGGCAACCCGTTGTTCATCGGATTGACCGGAATAAGTCCGAATTTGCGGATTTTGGCCTCCGCTTCACCGAATTCCGCCTGCGCCAGCTTGGCGGGACGTCCCGATATGCGGCCACTGATGTATAGTTTCATCACTTCTCGATTTTTGAAAATGGTTTCTGACTTTGTGGTGTCCCCCAATATTCATCTGCCTTCTCGCGCCAGATAGTATACTCTCCAGTCGGACCGAAGAAACGACCGTTACTGAATGCCTTGTACCCCTCTACCCAAATTTTCAGTCCGGCATCGTACATTACCGATCGGGCGGCCCGGCCCGCCGGTTGTTTTCCGTCGGCATGGCTCACGAAGACGAGCATCTTGTCCGGATGCCGTTCCTTGAATGCGATGTACTGACGGTAGTCGAGTTGTGTGTATTGGAATGAATCAATGATGACGAAGTCCGGAGACTTGCGCTTCGACAGCCGTTCGTCGAGTTCTACCATGGATTCTCCGGCTACTACCTGGAACCGTCGTCCGCAATCCTGCATTGCATGACGCCGCAGAGTATTGAGAAACGATACGGAAAGGCCTTCTTCGAGCGAATCGTAGAGCACACGTCCGAAGGGCGTCAAGGCCTTGCCGAAAGACATGACGGCAGAGGTTTTGCCGTTTCCGGATTTTCCCCAAAAGAATACGACGCCCGTGCGGTCTATCTCACCGACGCAGTCTCCCCATCCGCCATCGGGTCGAATCGTATGGCGACGAATCGTGAGAGCCTGGGTTACAGAAAGAGATTTAGCCATGATAAATGGGTTTGAACAGGATTCAAAGTGATTATTTTACTGCGATAGCCGCCAGTCTTTTCTGTTTGTGAATCTCCCGGCGTACACGCCGAAGGTCGAACTCGCATCCGGCAGCATCTTTGACGACCGTTTTAACCGTCCGATCGTCCGTCAGACCATTTGCACGGGCGATTGCGGCGACTTCATAGGATGAAGCCGGCGTCAGTTCGATGAATTTGCGGCAGATGCGCGAATGGATTTCGTCGTAGCCCTTCTTGTTGTACGAAAGTCCTATCTCCATGCGTCGTTTGATATAGTGCGTAGAGATGAACACGATGCCGCAGAAATTCTCCAGCCGGTTGTAGATCGTAATGAAATAGTAGAAAACCGAATCGGAGAGTTTGTCCCCTTCGTCGAATATGAGCAGCGGAGCCTCAAGCATCAGCAGATGCCGTGTAATCCGTTCGAGCAGTTCGTGCATGCTCCGGTCTGAAATACCGATGCCCAAGGCTCGGGACATTTCTCGGATGAAGTCGATACGGTGCATGTCCTCCGAACAGGGGATCACGAAAACGTTTTCGTGTTGCGATGCGTAGTCGCGTGCCGTTGTCGTTTTCCCCGAACCTGCCGGAGCGATGGCCCATGCAACATTCTGGAATTGCTGTGCGTCGGAAAACAGTTCGGAGAGTTCCTGATACATCCTCGTCCTGCAGAGCTGCCATCCTTCGGCCCGCTGTCCGGAGATCTGCGCCCGCAGCTTCACAAACATCTCGTCACTGATTGACTCGTACCGGCCATTGAGAATCGTTGATACCGTGCCGGCCGAGATCCCGATCAGGGAGTTTGCTGCTTTGTTTTGGCTCGGGTAGCGGCCGACATAATTTTGGAGCAGCTCGCGAATTTCGTTTTTCTGTTCGTTCGTAAGTTTCATATCAGAATCAGTTATAAAATGATGCTTCATCGAAAGTCATATTGCTGATCTGTTTCTCGGTCTGACCGATGGAAATCGGTTCACAGCTTTCCGCCGCTTCCGTACCGGTAGGAGTCAGCGTATGGACCGCACGTGTGTCGTAGAGACGTTCCTGATCCCGGCGCGATAGGCCTTGCAGGCGTGGTGTACGCAGTCCGTGTTGTTCCGGGGCAACGCCGTGTTCCAGTTCGAGCCTGTATCCTTCCATCTGACGTAGGATGCGCTCTTGTTTGTTCGCTTCGAGCATTGCCCGCAGAAATATCTGTTCTTCGGAGGACTGCTCTTGAATGGCCCGGTGTACGGTTGCGTACGGTCCTGCCGGGACGACCATCCGAAGACCGCCTACTGCCGGTTTTGTGCAGAGCCATACCCGTGTCATATCGTCCGGATCGTAGCGGACAAAGAATTTGCGGGTCGTATTCTTACGCCGGAACTCCATATCCGGGAGTCCTGCCGCGTCGAAGACTTCGTAAGTGTAACGTTGTCCTTCGACCTGAATGGTAATACCTGACGACGTGAATTCGCTCGGACGTTCTGTCTCGCGCCAGAACATTTCCATATAGTCGTATCGGGATAATGCCGGAGCCTCGGGATTCTCCGAGCGGAGATACATCTCCCGACGGCTCATTTTCGAATCCGGATGACGCATATCGTTCCAACGCTCCCGATAATCGGCATACGCCCTGCATAATTCCTCGAAGGTGTACAGCCCGTCCGCATTGGCTTCGACAAATTCGAGATTAGGGCGCGAATCGCGACTCGTAGCCGTGATATTTTGTCCTGTGAATCGCCAGTCGGCATGCAGCACTTCGCGCTGGAATCGGCCGAAAAGCGATTCGATCGTCTTGGCCTGCGGCGTATGTGGTGCCGTATTGCGGCTGATTCGACAGATTCGGGACATGAATTCCTTCGATTTGTCCGTTTTCTGCCCTCCCTGATTGTCCGTAACAATCTCGAACGGTTTATGTCCGGCCGTCTCGACTGCCATACGGAACGCTCTGCGCTGCATCTCGGCATTCTCGACCTCCCCGATGCAATAACCCAACAGCATTTCGCTGTAGGCGTCGATCACCTCGTAGACCATTGCCGTTTTCTTGACCAAACGCCCGCTCTTGTCCCGTCCTTTATAATAAAGGTTCAGCTTCGTACCGTCGCCATACCACAAGGCATCGCGAAGAGCCGGCATCACCGTTTGCTGCTTGCGGTCGAACTTCTGGCGTGCAGCCAGTTCTCCATAGACTGCCGCCCACCATTTCGGTGCAATATCCGGACGATCCAGGTAGGCTGTGACGGAATTCATCGACTCGAGTGTTTTCCATCCTTTTTGCTCGGCCCGACGATTGTACTCCTCGAATATCTGGCGAAGCGTATAGACCGGTATGCGACTACGACGCAGTGCGACCAGCAAACGCCCTCCTTCCGGGGTTATTTTGGATTTGTTCGCATTGCAGAATTTTTTCGATACGAGACTTGCAAAACCTTCACGCTCATAGGCTCTCAATTTATCCTTCAAACGCGCGGCATTCTCCGGAAGCGTGTGGTGAAAGTCATTGCGCATCTGTTCGGCCGTGGCGAGGATATTCTCCCAAATAATCCGGGTCGAGTTTTTAAGACGGTTCCGGCCGATCCGCTGTTCCTGAACCTTTTCCACCAAAACATCGAGAACCGACGCGTTCAGCGTATACTCCTCGATCTTTTCGGCTGGAAGCCGCTCTCCGTTCGGCAATCGGAAGGAACCTTCTTCCAAGCCCGCAAAGAATCGGCGGGCCGTAGCATTGATCGTAATCATCGGTTTGTTGTTGCTTAGCAATTCTTCCGGATCGCCGTATTTGGCTTCGAACTTATGCCGGAAGCGTTCCGGCAATGATGGGTATTCGATCAGAGCGCAACAACCCAGTCCTTTACCGGGGCGAAGGATATTGAGTTGTTTACGACGTACAAGATTCCGATAATTATTCATGGTCATTACCGGTTCTCCATCATCGCTACGTGTCAGATCCTCTACTGTAACTACTATCGTATGACCAAATCGTTGCATCGTTTTACTTTTTTACCGCTCCTGTGTTGGTATCGCTCCGGATAATACTTTTGTGTTTTACGGAAAAATTAGGGAGCCGATTATCATCCCTGATTTTCCAACTGTTTTGCTTCCCGCCACAGAACCCAGCTTACCGAACCACTGATTACAGTGGTAAGCAAGTGAATTGTATTCCCGGCACACATGCCAAGAGCGCCTCCAAACGCCAACAGCCCGAATATCACCGATCCGACGTAGTTCTCGCGGATCATCCACTGCTCGTTCATAGCTGTACCGGATTTTGGGTCGGTTTGAAGACGCCGCCCCGAGAAAGGGCTACCTTGCGGATCTTCTTTGCGAGATCCGTATTCGTCTCGCACGACAGCGCCCGGCGGATCGTACGCTGGCTTACCTTGAAGAGCTCGCCGAGCACCTTGCGCTCTCCGTACTCAAGAATGATTTTTGCCAT